AAGGTTGCATCTACATGTACCAGAACAGACAGAAGTATTACAAGGTAGTTAACGATATCAGGAATGACATTGGTATGTTGTTTGCATATCGTTACCTCACCAACTAATCACTGGGCATCCACATAACATGTGTGGTGTAAGTCCCAGGGATTCCAAATCACCTCAATGAAACAGATCGTACGCCTGCGGAGGAACCTCTTCGTGACCATTGATTCTTATCCCGAGTCCAATAAGACTCGATGGGATGATATTGCAGTGGCAGCACTTGCAATCATCCTTGCTGCACTATCAGTACCTGCATTGTTAGGTATTGATATCACCAAGCTCAACCCACAACAAACCTCTTGTCATCATGAGCATTCACGTAGCGTTAATCTCTGACTACGGTTCCGGTATTTGGCATGTTTATGGCGAAGCACAAAGCTTTGGTATGTTCGCATGTCAACTCGAAGACCTGGGTTGCCAGGTCATCGAGAATCAATCGGATGAATGGGAGGGATGCACCAAGGAAGAAGTAGAGGAGGATGCGTGCTCCATTGCACAACTCCTCGCTGATCCTAGGTTCACACCACATATGTAGCGTGTGACCTGACCTCAGACTCTATACCTAGTACTTGTCTTTGGATGAGTACTAGGTATTATTTCAACGCACCTAATGCATCCCATGGAAGCACTCAGTCAAGTTGATGTTTCAAAACCAGATCACGTCAGTGTGATTACCAGGGATAACAAGGTGACCATCTCAGTTACAAAGGATGGGCAATCAGTTACCCTAGGTTTCCAACTGTTGAAATCAGTTAGTAATCAAAGTAAGCAACCTGTTGAGAAGGTTGATCTACTCGACTTGTTCTCTTCCCCCACACCCCCGAAACAGCCGACACCACAGGCAAAGGCTGTTAAGGTAGATCCTCCAAACATTAGCCTACGGAAACGTATGGCTAGATCAAGGCATTATGTCAATGGTAATGCCAAGTTAGGAAGTAAGGAGGTGCGTGAAATCAAACAACTATTAGCCGATGAAGCATTCATGAATGAGTATACAACTCGCAATGAAGGTTTCAAAGAACTGGCTAAGATTTATGGAGTGACAAGCACTTCCATATCCAATATTGATCGTGGTATTTCATGGAATAATATTACGATCTAAACCCTGTTATATCTGAAGTATTGGTTGGCACGTAAGATTTGCCAATACATGCCAATGCTTCAGCAAACACTAGGCATCCACTATTGAGAACTATTCTCATCTGTGGTGTAAGTCCTAGTCCTTCCCAAACCCTACCTCAATTCAAACCATGCAGGACCCTACCTTCATCGATGCACAACGCAATGCTGATCTCTTGGATACCATGGCAGATTATGCATTCGAACTAGAAGAAGCAATGCGTGAAGCAGAGCTTACTGAAATCCATTGGGTGTGCGTCGGTTATGACACACTCCAGATGAGGAATGATGCATTGGGTTACATGGCAGATACTGCATTACAAGCAGAAGATATCTGTCGTAAGCTTCACCCAAACTTTGACATCTACTACACCAAGCGTTGCGAAGATTGGGAAGCAACCAAATGAATCAATCACTTTGGAAACAATGTTGGGATGACGGTAACATCGTCATCCTTTTTATTGCAATCACTTCACTCATCATCACGGAACTACTGTCATGCTTCATCCAGAAACCCAAGCAATCGCCAAAGCAATCACTGGTTACGAACCGTTCGAAGGCGATGAATGCCTTGAGCAATACCAAGCTGAAATCAACTTCGATCCCAAAGGAGTTGTCCTCGGAAAGCTTGACACCTACCCCAAGAACGGATCAGTGTACCGCACCAAAGGAACCCTTAGGCTCTACTGGAAACCAACCGGAGGTAACTACTCGCAAGAAGACAAGGATGCGCTCCAAGGATGGTACGACATCCCGTGCAACGAAGACATAGAGGAATGGACAATGGATAGCGTATGCTTTACACCAGGTGATGATGAGGTTGAACCCGATCATCCAGACAGCTGGCTATCGTTGCTCGGACTCATCTAACCAATCAACTGAACTTATGCAACCTCCAATTGGATTAACTGTCAACCAACGTAATCTCTACATGTATTACTTAAATCACATGAAGAAACGTCCTGACGAACCATGTTATGTACCGATGCTTCCAAACCCAAGTAGGTTGAAGTATTACATGATTGCTATCCAACGACTGGAGGAGCATAAACTAGTAGCAGTCGATCGAACTGCTGGGCATTACACCAGGTGGATCTTAAAGAAGCCTGAGTAAATGCATGGGCATCCACTATTGAGAACTATTCTCATCTGTGGTATAAGTCCCATGCTAACCGTACACCTTTTACAACACAGCTCATGACCAACCAAAGCTTTCCTGAAGTGCCTCCCACTGGCGTTCCCTCTGACGCAGTTCTTAAAGTGAACTGGGTCAAGAACGAGTACTACTACGTTCAACAAGCTTTGACATTACTGAAAGATGTCATTGCACGTGAATCCAAGAGGCATGAGATGGATCAATATCTCACACCAAGTATGTATGCAATGCTTGATGATGAGATCATTCCAATGCTAGAGAATGAACTGGACTACGAACCAAGTGATGCAGATCTTGGTTACGGTAGTGAACCACCTATGACAATGGATGAGATGTATAAGAAAGCAGTCGAGGACAAGCGTATCGCCTGGTCGTAAGCTTTCCCCCCAAACCCCCCTGGAAGAGAACCAGGGGGGAATCTTTTATTAGTATTAGTTAATTACTTTAATCAACCTTCAAATAATCTTTAATCATGACTAAACCTAAATCCTCTATCAACTTTGATAGAACCATTGCTGGATTCAATGTTACAGAACATGGTGTTCAATCGTATTCCAAATCAATCAAGCTTGGTCCTTTACAACTAACTATTAATGCCCGTGGCTCAGGTGTCCGTGGATCAATTAGTATTCCTGGCACAGGCCTGAGCAAACGGAACATCAAGTTGTTCTAACCAAACATTAAGAGAATCTAAAGCACTGGGCGTCCTTTGGTGTAAGTCCCAGCTTCTAACCCAACTCCAACTTCAATCATGCTTAATTTGTTTGATCGTATCAACATTGCTTCCTGCGCTGTCAAACGCGCAGAGAAAGCAATCCTTAAAGAAGATACTTTCCATGGCGAGTGGGAAACTGCTCGTGCCTGGACTAGGTATCGTTGCTACATCTCACCCAAGTGTCAATTCGTGGAGTGCGACTGATGACTGTACTTTCAATCGAAGAAACAATCGTATCTGACACCCATGTCAAAATCACAGCAATTGTTGACGAGATGCGCCTCGTTTATCGCGCAACTCACTTCGAGCCTGATGAGTGGGCTCCTGCATTGTGTCAAACAACTATTGAGCTGGATCCAGAGGAACCAATCCCTCTTGATGAAGATGGCTTCTGTGCCTATCTTGATCAGCTCGATCCTCAATGGCAACTACTAGACAAGGATGACATCGAATGATTGGATTCTCTCTTGAATTTAAGCGCTGGTACTTTGTGCTGCGTGGTCCCAAAGGTCGTGTTTATCTAGCTACTGGCTTTGCAAAGCGAATGCCAGTCATGACACCGACTGGTACATACACCATCGAACAGTACCAAGACCAGTACTGATCCACCGTCCTGGACATGACGTTAAACTGTCCATTCCACTTACCCACTCAATTCAATGCAGTTCCAATTACCTTCCAACCTCCAAACCGAACTCCTTGCCTACGATCCAGCACTGAAGGCGCTGGCTCAACAGGCCAAGCCTAAGACTACCAAGAAAGCTAAGTATCCACTGGGTAACATCCCTCACCTCATACCACACAATGTGGTGCGTGAGTCAGATCAGCAGGCTGCGATTGATCACATCAACCAGCAGAAGGCACCTGATCGCTACAAAGTATTTACCACGCCTGTGGACGTAGCAACTCCGCAAGCTCGCCTCAAAGTCATTGCCATCTTGTATCACTACGAACAGGTGTGGTACGCAGCGTGGCTACCTCCCAAGCAGCAAGAAGATGAGTATGTTTATGGCCATGCCTATGCCTTCAAGAACACAGCAGCTGCTAAAAAGGTGGCACCTAACTGGATTTGGAACAGCAAGGACAAGTGCATCGAGCACGAAGGTGGTCGTGGTGTCCAGACCTTTACTTACTCAATGAATATCACCAAGGAAAACATCATTGGTAAAGCTGAGCATGGCTATCAACATTACCAATGGCGAGCAGGAAATCTTTATTGCCAGAAAGGTTATCAGATCAGAGACAATGCTGTTGAAGCATTTGAGAAAAGCCTACGTCAAAACATTCCCACATGGGAAGATTCCCGTGGATTATTTGATCGCATCCGTTGCGAGAACATCTTTGATGCAGCAGAGATACCTGGCGGTATGTCTAAGTATCTAGATAAGAACGATGGTCTGACTATTGATAACTTAATTAATGCTGCTAAAAAGTTCAATCAGATGGAGAGGGTGTATACATCAGGCACTTATTGCACCTTGGTTAGTGTTGAACGCATCATTTCCAAGCCTGCTATTAAGAAACTTTTACAAATACATCTTGACGAATGCACAAGAACTTATAACGATCCAGATAACAATCGCCAGAAACCAATTAGGCAAGCCTGGTCTACATTCCTCCAGGTTATTAATGCCATTGATTGGATTAACAACATCTGGCCTGATTGCCCGCTTGATCATTACCAGACTCATTACAAGGAACTTCTTTCTATTAAGCTTCATCAAGTTCGTGTGCGCACTATCGATGCTGACAAAACCATACTGATTGATTGGTTGCGTGAACACATGCCTGTTGCATCACTCTTCAAGATCATGTATAAGTATGTTGAAGAACAGGATTCCAAAACATCATGGATTGACTCTGATGTTGGTTATGCACGGTATGGATTCCATGAGCTGAATGACACATTCTCCATGGCAATCCGTATCCTTAACCATCGTGGAGAACTTGCACCACCAAAGCGTTGGCGCCTTAGTGAGTTCCATGACTACGTGCAAGCTGAGTCCTGGAAGATCCAAAATCCCAACGAATCCTTGCTTCAAGATTTATTTCCTGAACCTATCAGAGTTACACGCAATGGTAAAACCTGGTCATTCTTCCAGCCTGTTGACACACATCAGTTGGCTATGTGGGGCCAAGCCGTACGCAACTGCGTCGGTTCTGCATCGCACTATGCCGATGACATCAAGAAGCGTAAGCACTTCATTGTGCTATGCATGATTGATGGTAAGCCTACCTTTACCATCCAACTGGTGGTTGATATGGGTATGATGTCCGTCAAGCAGATTGCTGGTGTTGCTAACCAGCGTCTCACGGAAGAGCAACGTGAAGCTTACACAGAAGCTTTCCGTGAGGTCTTGCAACAACGAGAGAAGCAGCTACAATCTGCCTGAACCCACACGGTTTACCAGCCTTAGCCTCGATACTAGGGCTGGTTTTTACCTATGACTGACTACACCGATGACCAACTACTTGCCATGGCCATGGCCAACATTGGTGAGTACATCCATGGCAACTCACCTCAGTACATCTTGATCGAAGAAGATCCTCGCAATGAGGATGACTACGACACATGGGAGTACGGCACTGAACCGTTACCTCAAGATCATACTTGGCACTCCACATCAATTGATGTAGAGGTAAGTCCAAGTGAGGCCGACTAGCCCAATTGGCAGAGGCAGCGGATTTAAGCTCCGCCAAGTCCCGGTTCGAATCCGGGGTCGGCTACCAACCCAAACTCAATTTAGAACCATGCAATCTCACCTCGGGTAGTAACTATTTACTTCGTTTACACTAGTAAAAAATGGTTTTTGTATATGCAAAATCGTCTTTACTTTCAACGCACAAAGCAAGCTTTAAATAAAGGTAAAGCTTTGTCTGATGAAGAAGTGCTTGGTTTGTTAAAAAACGACCAAGTTATTCGATCTGTATATGGTGCATTAGAAGATAGTGATCTTGGCTATCCAGGTGCAGCTGAAGTGTTTGCTGAGCCAGACACTTATCAACAATTTTTACAAGAGTATATGAATGATGTTATTCCAATGATTGCTGATGACGGTCAAATTATTGAAGTGCCAAAACCTGGTCTTGAGAATAAAAGATATTATTACTGATTAGCTGGGCATTCTTAAGATGTAAGTCCCAGGCCACCAACCCAAACTCAATTTAGAACCATGCAAATCTTTGCTGCTTTCAAGCATCTCGTCCCTGAGTTCCATGCATTTGCCGATCAGGATGCACGGTACAACCTTGGTGCCACATGGACAGGACAAGATGGTCTTAAGGACTACCACAACGTTGAGTTCAGGTATGTCCATAACTCCGAGCGTCTTGCCCTCCAGGGGGACCCACAACCCGATGGAAGCTGGCGCTACGTAGAACCGAATGGTTCGGTCCATACGATCTCTCCAGAGCGTGCTAGCGAGTTCCTAGATCGCACTCAGGCGCAAGCAACCATCATGGTATCTATGCTGGAAAAGTTACGTGATGCTGGTCTTGGTGACAATATCATCGACACCCAAGCACAAAGCGCTTAAACTTCTCCTGCACATTTGTTATCCCCCGCTTTTGCGGGGGTTTCTTTCATGTCTGAATCAGATCAATCCACTATCCAACAAGATATAAACAACTTAGCAAATGAACAAGTCATTGAAACAATCCTTGATGAAGCACCAGCTGATGCATGGATTGCAATCAAAGAAGTATTAATTGAAGGCATCATCGATGCAATGCCTGGCCTGGTAATTGAAAAGATTACTGGCAAAGCAGATGACTTTGATCTTCTTCAAGACATCATGTTTGATTGCTATGAACTTCCTGATAAGAGGAAGGAACTTCTGGAAGATTCGTTCCAGATCCTTGGTCAACAACAAGTTCTTGTACTGATTGCAAACCGCCTTCTCTAATGCCTTACAAACTTAAACGACCATGCATCAAATGTGATGGTCAAAACACAAAGGTTGTTTCAACTGATCACATCAATCCTTACCTTATCAAAAGGTATTGCAAATGTTTTGATTGCGATGCACGTTTTCGTACACTTGAAGTTCATGAACTACCACCCAAAACTCCTGGTCAACCCTTCACAGAAGAAGAGATCAAAGGGATACGAGAGTTGCATGCACTTGGTTTGAGCAGTGGTCAAATTGCTCTGAAGTACAAACGCAACTCTGGTTCCATTCGCAAGATCATTAACAAACAACGTCGCAGTATCATCCAATGACAAGCAACTCCCAGTACATCTATAAGATTGGTGATCGTGTTGCTGAACGCCCAAAGCAACGCGCAATGTTTGGTGTAAAGAAAGAAACAAAGGATTGGATTAAGAAGAATATCTTCCAAAGATACGGCACAGTAATTGGTATGGTTAACAAACCAAACAAGAATGGACGTAAGCAAAAATACTTAATCATTCAATGGGATCACCTCAAAACACCAATGCAACATGCACAAATGCGTATCTGTCCTGCAGATGCTATTGAACAGTTGACTGCAACTGGCTATGGTTGCTCTGTTGAATAAAAGAACATGAATGTAAACCTTGTTTGGTCAACGCCAAACGCAGAAGAGATGATCGTTAAGATGGCACGTGTCTCTGCACCAAAGAATGAAAGCAACATGGACACAGCTCCAAGGTTGATTCGTTACTTGATTAACCACAAACACTGGTCACCATTTGAAATGGCTAACTTATGTGTTGAAATCAACACAACACGTGCTATCTCAGCTCAGATTTTACGCCATCGATCCTTCTCATTCCAAGAATTCAGTCAGCGCTATGCTGATACCAATCAGCTTGGCTCTGCAGTAATCCCACACCTACGTAGACAGGATCAAAAGAATCGTCAAAATAGTATTGATGATTTACCAGTTGAACTTGTTGGCTCCTACTACAGGAGGATCAGTCAGCTGTACGAAGAAAGCGAACATCTCTATAACGAGATGATTAGCAATGGTGTTGCAAAGGAATGTGCACGTTCAATCTTACCTTTATCAACTCAAACACGTTTGTTTATGAATGGAACACTCAGATCGTGGATGCATTACATTGATCTGCGTTGCTCCAATGGTACGCAGATGGAGCATGCTCAGCTTGCACGTGAAGCAAAGAAAGTATTCACTAAAGAATTCCCTTTGATTAGTGAAGCAGCATTCAATGAAAAAGCCCTTGTTAATCAAGGGCTTAATGGATGAATTAAAAAGTAGATACTGATTCTTTCTTCAGTTCTTTCATGGCACGCTTGGACTCAACATCTGAGCGTGTCATCTTTTTCTTTTTGTTCACCAAGTAAATAATGAATGCCTGGTTCACTGGATCTGACCTCCGGTTACAAAGGGAAAGTAGCAAGCGTTACGGTACTTCAAGCAGAGCCATGGACGGTGGGCTAGGTTCCACCAGGCTTTATCTTGTTGTACTTGTTGATCTTTGTTGTAAGAGCAGCCCCTGTATGTCAATGTCATTTGATTTGGTATCTATTGATACTGAAAGTATATGATCATTGATGTATATGAAGCTGTTCGTGCTGTAACACAAACCTCTACATAAGTAAATCTTATGGATAGAGGGTGTGGCTCCACGGTAATCACGTCGCAGAGCCATTCGTTTACTAACCGAAGGAAGCTACAAAAACTTCGGTTCCCTCTGGACCTGACGTAGCTCTTCTTCGGTCCTGTTACATTCTACTTGTTACGTCCTGGGATGACGTTAAACTCATCCGTATTCCAACTCAATTTCAACCATGCAATTCCTCAAGTTCTCCAACGGCAACAGCAAGCTGACCGATCGCCTTATCTTTTCTCTGCCTGCTGGTTACACCTGTCCTCACGCTGGTGTCTGCAAAACATTTGCTGATCCAGATACTGGTAAGATTCGTGACCTGCCCCAGTACACAGGTGTTGAAGCAGCTTATGAGTTTCGTTGCTTTGCTGCACTATCAGAGAAGTATCCCAACGTACGCAACCTGCGTTGGCATAACTGGAATCTGATCCGTGAACGTATTGTCAATCAATCTGGTGATGCACAAGCCTATGCATTGCGTGATCTCATCGACGAATCACTGACCATGTGTGCGCCCAAGAAATTGGTACGCATCCATGAGTCAGGTGATTTCTGGACAGAGAACTACATGCGTGCTTGGGCAATGGTTGCCATGATGCGCCCATACCAAACGTTCTATGCTTACACCAAGTCACTTGGTATGTGGCTCAACTTGCAGGATCAGATCCCTGACAATATGAAGCTCACTGCATCTCATGGTGGGACACTTGATTACCTCATCCCTAACCATAAGGATGTATTCCAACGTATCTCATACGTTGTCTACACAGAAGAACAAGCAGCTGAGCTTGGCCTCGAGATTGACCATGATGACAGTCATTGCCTGGGTGATAAGCCCTTTGCATTGCTTGTCCATGGCTCCCAGAGGGCTGGATCTGACGCAAGCAAAGCGATCAGTGCACGCAAGAAGGCTGGCAAGTTTGTTGGTTACAACAAGAACAAAATGAAATAACGCCTGATTTACTTGCACATCAGATGGAATTCGGTAGTATGCAACCGTCTTCCATCTGATTTATGAGTTACGTCATTGCTTGTTGGCTGCATGATGCACCACATGCCATTACTGCCAATAGTGAAACGAATCGATTTGATTTAATTCCACTAGAATCTGACGTGGCATTGAACAGGATTTTCTCGCATCCTTATCGCGCAGGTGCGCAACAAATCTTGTCCTGGATTAACAACAATGACAGTGAACTTGCAAGTAAAGAACTCTCAATTCAAGATGAGTCCCGCTTCCGCAAATGAAAAGTATCTTGTCTTTGATTTGGAAAGCGATGGACTTTATGACAAAGTAACTAAAGTACATTGCATTGTCATCCATGACATTGGATCCAACCAAACTTTTTCTTATGGGCCTGATTGCATTGCTGATGCTATTGCTCATCTGGCAACCGCTGATGTTTTGATTGGTCACAACATCATCTTCTATGACATCCCAGTACTAAACAAACTTTACTCATTCACCACTACTTCAGAGATCATTGACACACTCATTTGCACACGACTCATCTGGCCCAAGGAAAAACTCTACGAGCTTGACCTTGAACAATATCCGGAAGTTCCACCGAACTTACGTGGATCCGCATCGCTTAAGACATGGGGATGGCGATTGGCCGATCATAAAATCGAATTCAAAGATTTCTCTGAATACTCCAGCGAAATGCTTGCATACTGCAAACAAGACGTTGCTGTTACTACAAAACTTTGGGATCATATCGCCAAGCAATCCTATCCACCATCTGCGCTTAAAGTTGAACATGATTTTGCGCTCGCAATTAATAAACAAATTAGAGCAGGTGTTCCATTTGATGTGGATGCATGTCTTGATTTGGTGGATGATCTCAGAACAAAACAAAGCAAACTTGAAGCAGAATTAAAGGAAGTATTTCCACCTATCCAACACCACACTTGGTTTACCCCCAAGGTAAACAACAAAAATCGTGGTTATGTAAAAGGAGTTCCTTTTGAAAAGATCCGAACTGAACAATTCAATCCTGGATCTCGTCAACAGATTGTTGATCGACTTAAGCAAAAGTACGGATGGCAACCAGAGAAAACAACTGAAAAAGGAAATCCAATCCTTGATGATGAAGTTTTAGAAAAGCTCCCCTACCCAGAAGCAAAACCTCTGGCAGAGTACATGCTCGTCAAGAAACGCCTTGGTCAAATCGCTGATGGGAACAACGCTTGGCTCAAGCTGGTTAATCATGACAGCGGTCGCATGCACGGTGACGTTGTTACTAACGGCTGCGTCACTGGTCGCTGCGCTCATCGGTACCCAAACATGGGCCAGGTGCCAGCGGGTTATTCAGCTTATGGTAAGGAATGTCGTTCATTGTTTCATGCGCCACAAGGATGGAACATGATTGGTATTGATGCCAAGGCATTGGAGTTGCGTTGCCTTGCAGGTTATCTTGCCTTATATGATGATGGTGAATATGCGCGTGTTGTAACTAATCCTGATATTGATATTCATGTTTATAATCAAGAAAGATTTGGTGTGGCCACCAGGGATATTAGTAAGCGTTTGCTTTATGCCTGCCTATATGGGGCAGGTAATTTAAAAGCAGGAACAATTATTGAACCAAATGAAAAGGATGAGGACGTATTGCGTAAAGCAGGAAGAACTGCAATCAATTCATTCATGCAAGGTGTACCAGCCCTTAAACAATTGAAAGAAAAAATTGATGACAACATTACACACCGGGGTTATCTTATTGGTCTTGATCGTCGCGTTCTTTATTGTCGCTCAGCTTTCAAGGGATTGAATGTGCTCCTGCAATCAGCAGGTGCAATCTTAATGAAACAAGTTGTTATTAATGTACATAACAATATTAAACAAGTGCTTGGTCTTGAGCACGGCAATGGATGGGAACAAGTTTTAATGGTGCATGACGAGATTCAACTCGTATGTGCACCCAGGTACACAGAACAAATCAGGGAACAAGCAATGCTTGCTTTCCCACAGGCACAGGAGTTCTTTGGATTCCAGTGCGACATTGAAGGCGATTCTCGTGTTGGGACCAACTGGTCTGAAACACATTGATTGCCCGTCCTAAGTATGACGTTAAACTGCTTTAACACTGCTTTTTTACGCAATGATGAACTGCGCTTTTGTCTGTGCATCCCTCGCCGAAACACCACGTGAGGTATACACATCTGCAACTTCTTCTTCTTACTGTGCGGAAGTAATTCTTCCTAGGGTAAGTCAAAACAAATCTGAAACTCGAATCAAGTATCACGTCTATGGCAAAGCAGCAGAAAGATTCCTGCGACTCAAGCAGAACTCCCTCATCTATATCCATGGTGCCACCTTACGATTTGATGTTCAGACCAAGACCCACTCCTTACATGCAGGTTCTCTTGCAGAAGTTACTGAATCATTCCCGATCTTCAATGATGTAATTCTTGCAGGACGTTGTATCAAAGATATTGACAAGGAAGATCCACGTGCTTTCAAGACAACTGCTGATGGCACAATGATTTGCTCGCAAACATTAAGTGTTTCCACTGGTAGAAACCAGTGTGATCTATTTAATTTCTATGCAATCAATAATGCTAATGATCGTTTGAATCTTGCAGAACTTATCTGCAACATGACTAAGAAAGGAACAGAGATGACTCTTCGTGGTCGCCTTGTAACAGATGCATGGAATGATAAACAAACCAATGAGCGCCGTACAGCAACCAAGATTCAAATCAATAAGGTAAATATTGTACGGACTCGTGATGAGTCCAAAGATAAACCTGTGGTTTCACAAACAACTGTGGCTGCCGAAGGGAATGTAGCTAGCCTATGGGGAGGCAAAACGGTTGAGGATTCCCAGGATGCATGGAACGAAGCATCTGGTGGTGGCTTGCCTGAACTTCCAGGTCAATACACCGCAGCTCCTGTTTTTGCATCGGACGAACCCTTCTGATCTCTTGGTACAATAAGTACCCGTCCTGGGATGACGTTAAACTCATCCACTTTTCACTAAGAACAAACCATGACTTCTTCTCCGACCAAAACCAAGAAAGATGCACTGGCTACTCGTAGCCTTGATTCGTTTAAACTTTTTGCAAGCAAAGAGTTTATTTCTGGTTACCAGAACTTGGTAACAATTCAACCACTGAATAAATCAAAAGTACGTGGTTGGTTTGTACGTAAATCAGACCTTGATGTCTGTGGATGGACAGCAACGGAAGATGACTTTACCCCAGGTTCTGTCATCTGGAATTACAAGCAAACCTTTGGTATGGCTCCCAATACTTCTATTGAAGAGGGATTGAATTTTACTGAGCCTCGCATTCAAGTATTGTTGCGTTCACCTTTGATGGTGGAAGAAACTACTGGTATGCGCCAAGTAATTGGTACGTTTGAAGATGAAGAAGTAAAAGCAATCTTTGATAATGATAAGGTTGCTTCTGATCTTGCCAATAGCAAAGGCGAGATGTACAAGCGTAAGTACAGTGTACGTACAAAGTATTTGATCTTTATCCTGACCAAGGATAATAAGCGTGCTCACAAAAATCCTATTGTGCTTACACTTAAAGGATTGAATGGTACTGATGTATCAGATAAAGTAAAGCTTTATGAGAAAGAGATGTCTAAGTGCTTAAGCAAAGCACTGGACTCTGAGATCCCACTTGCATTCAACGAAAAGTTCTATGCAACCACAGTGTTTACACCTGTGCTTGCAAATGAAATGCGTGGTGCAAATAACGTTGAGATCTGTGCAATTGAATCCTTTTCGATTCCAGATTACTCAACGCAAGAAGCTGCAATTGAATCGTTGAATAACCTTTCAATTCCAGACGAGGATCGTGCATCTACTTGGAAGTTCCAAGAGTTGTTTGATGATTACATCAATCAACATGCAAAGCAAGATGCCAAGAAACTCAATGGTTCTTATGGCATCAAAGAAGGATTGAACATTCTTCCTGTCTCACGTAGCAACGACGCAGTTGATGTGAAGGTGCTTCCAGCACGTGATGAAATGACAGGGGAAGATTCATTCCTCTGATTTAGTTTTAACTTCTGGGTTAGCCAAGTCATCTCCATCAATAGAAATATTGTTGAAGATAAACATGTCTTGTACTAACCCACGAATTACACCTTGACGTTGAGTGGCGATCTGCGCAAGCAAGGTCGCCATTTCTTTTAAGGCACCAACTGAATTACAATCTTCAATGGAACGTTTAATCTTTTCAAGCCAAAACTTATCATCAAGCGTTGGTTCAATTTGGAATTTGGTTAGAGGCACGTACTTTATCTCTTCCATAAAGTATTAAGTTGTTACAAAACATTCTAACCAATGCATTAAACTCACACTAAATCTTTTGTTTCTGTTAAGGATTACTCACATGAAACCCGAACAAAAAGCTGCTGTCAAGGTTGGTGGTACCACAGCTCTGGTTACTGCTGGCCTTGCTCTTCTGTTGCCTTCTCCTGCCGCTTGGGCTGCAGTGATCTACGGATCGTATAGAATGGCAAAAGGCGCCTACCAACGCGCTAAGGAAGACCGGCTCCAGCAGGACTACTGGCTGGACAACTGATCCAACTTCAACCCAACCCAAGTCCAACTCATGTCAAACCAACAGGTAACCGAGCTTGATGCTGCGCAAAAATTTATTTACACACGTACCAACATACGTCGTGCCTTCAATGATTTTGATGACACTGACATTGCTGACATCTATCTTCAAGGCGAAGATTGTCTGATCTTACGTCGTGATGGTAGCCAGCAAACATACAACAGAGAACCCATCAAGGTTGCATATACCAGCTATACTCATCGCTTAAAAGATTTCTTTTCTTACCTTGGTCCTAACTATCGCGGTCCTAGTGTATGGCATAACAATGCTTATGTTCTTTTTAAAGGATGGTACTACTCCCATGCGTTAGGTCACCTTACACCTAATGCAAGATTGCAAGCTGCATGGGCGGATCGTTTCATTCATCTGAACGATGTACAAAAAGTAACTGCTCTATTGCAATCAGATCAAGCAGACCTTGGTCATCTCATTGCACCAGATGGTTTGCGTGCACAAGATATGCCCATTGATTTCAACAGCAGCTTAGATACTGTTGAAGAAGTCAAGCCAATCTTTGGTGAGCCATGGTGTTCTTGTGGTTCGTATCAACAACAACTTAATAACATCTCTTCTTTTTCCCAGGAGATTGAAGGCTTCAAGCCATGGTGCATCCATCTGTCCTGGTTCAATAAGTACCGCGAGATGCTATCCAAACGTACGGAAGCACGTAACCAAGCACCGAACGGCACACCAAGTAAGTGTGTTGCATGGTGGTACCAGCCGCCTTCTGACCATCTATCTGATGGTTTATTCAAGGTGCTCTACACAACATATGGTGCTCAAGCACCTGTCAGCCACTGGCGTAACTACAAACCAGATGAGCATTTCACACAAAACCATGCATGGGATTTGTTCTTCAATATGATGGAGGCGGGATACGTACCATTCCCTGGTCGCTCACTTCCACAACTTCAATCTGTTGTTAAAAAGCAATGACAACCAAACCAATGGAACTTTCTGAACTCAATCTCCTGCTTGCCAGCAATAAACTCATTGCTGAGATCACCGACAAAGAAGATGGTGATGGCATTGAAATTAAATTGAACTGGGATGACAATGATCCAGATCTAAAGCGTTGGGACAAGATGTCAAAGAAAAAGAAGTGTGAGTTGTTTGAAGCACTTCTTTACAAAATAGTTGAACCAAGGGTTGACGAGCCTGGTAAGCTAGCACTGTCCGCCAAGGACATCAAGCTCTGACGAGACGTCCTAAGCATGACGATAAACTGCTTATCCAAAACAACTTTAATTTCATGTTTGAATCATTCATTTCTTTTTGTGTTCCAGTAATTAAAGATTTGCTTTGGGCAGCAGCAGGCATGCTGCTGACCTATGCACTCAACAAATTCCAAACTCAATTCAACTAGTCATGACACAAATTACTCAAGCTAAACTAAAAGAGCTTAACGTCATTAAACTCTACGAGCACTATGGTGCCCTGGAACGCTCTCTTCCTTTACTCACTCCTGAGTCCCAGGAAATGGCTAAAGCGGAGTTGGAAGCTTGCGCCAACCTTCGCTCAGAAAAGATTGATCGCATCTATTACGCAATGGCTTCCCATGAAGATGCTATTGAACGGATCAAAAAAGAAGCAACGCTTGTCACAGAAGCCAAACGTCACCACGAATCCCAGCTGCGGTCCCTCAAGGGCTTGTTAAATTATCTACGTCGTGTCCTACCAAAGGACTCGAATAAGATCACTGGTCGTAATTACGAGTTTACTCTTGCAAGAAAAAAAGAACTTAGTGTCGAAATCACCTCGGATCCACAGTTTTGGCACACTGAAGAAAGAGCAACTTATTGCATTGAACAAGAAGTCACCACAACAAAAAGAACTGTGTTACGTTCAATGTCAGGAGAAGTTCTTTCCGAAAGAACAGAACCTAAAACCACAACAACAGTCGTACCAAACCTTGACGCAATACGCAGTGCCTACAAAGATGGTAAACAACTTCCGCTCGGAGTCAAAGTCACCCAAGAATACAGTGTCCGTTCAAAACGAATCTTCTCAGAAGCAAACGTGGACTTGGTTCCATCCGAATATCCAAGAGAGCTTCTACGAGAAGATTCCAGCACCGAAGGATGCTGATGATGCACGCTTCTTGATGAATGCACATAATCAAGCAATTACTGATTTTAATCTCCAGCTAGAGATCAATGATCTAACAATGGAGATGGTAAAAGCAAATAACCCTCTTATCGTTGGCCGCGATAAAGGTAAGGATATGGATTATGATGCATTGGAATACAAGAAGTTTAAATTACTTACTAGTAAGCGGTACCACCAGAACTCTGCTCATGCATACTGGTACTGGCTGGAACGTGAACGTTTGGATAAATAAAGTCGCATACAATAGATAAAGCAGCAGGAGTTCCATGGGCGGTGATTCAGTACTAAATAAATTAATTGCTGGATTTACCAGTGATGGAACTCCTCTTTCTGCAACAATTGGTTCAAAGATTGAGCATGGTGTTGTCATCTTGACAGCAGCCATGCTTTCTAATGAAAACCTTGCGGCATCAATGGATGCAGAGGAAATGGTTGATGCTGCCATTAATTACTACAACTTAATTCAAGAACGTCTTGGTTACTACCAAGCTCATCAAACAAATTCCCTGGAGCGTTTGCTAGAAAAATAAATCCTGTTAAAGTAAACAGGTCTATTACTAGCAGATGGAAACTGTTCCGGTACCAAAACTCACCATATCATTTGCAGTTGATGTTGAAGTTGCTTACAACTCCTTCAATGGTAAAACTGCAGATGAATTATCTGAATCATTACAAGATGAACTTCATGACCTGTTGTTTGAACTAGATCAGGTCACTGGCGTTTATACTAGCTGCACATCCATTTCTTCTGATGACTGACGATCTTGCAACAAAGCTCCGGACTGCCGGTGCTTTTGATTCTCCATGGTTAAAAAACCAACTTGAAACATGGGATGTAAGCTCTGAGCAAAAGAAAGCTGATTTCATGGAGCACATGTACCAGTGCAGTGGCCGTAAGGATGCACCCCCTGGTGTCAAAGGAACATACACTGGTTTGTGGTTTGACTTCTGCGTCAACGAAGCAGGTCCTGCTATGCGCCAACGTTATTTTGAAATGCTTGAAGCAATTCGCCTCTATGAAGCAGGGCAATTAAAAATGGAATCCGTTTCTTAATTTTCTTGTAATTTTAATTGTACAAAGACGTATCACACTAGTGATGCGTCTATTTATTTTAAAGAAAAAAATGGATTCTCAACAAAGTATTGACCAATGGAAAAAGTGGTACAAACACAACAAGTTGGTTGCTGAATTAGACCAGCCTCTTGTTACTAAATCTTCCAGGGAAAAAATGCACAACACAACAGATGCTGTCCAAAGCTTAAATCAAAAGACACATTTTGATAAAGCAAAGGAATATTTCCTTGATACAATCTCTCAGTACAGCGAAGAACTATCTGGTCAACAGATCTTTAAAGCTTTCTATGCTGCTGCCCAGGAAAACCTTGATTACTTTGATAAGGAATATAAAAAAGCAAAGCAAATTGTTGATTGCATCCAGGCATTGAACAATGACAAGAACTAAAGATCCTACTTATCCACAATGGATATGTGATGCATGCGGTCAAAACTTTGGTACCTGGTACACAAAAGGTACTTACGTTGGTCCACCACATCACTACGCTACCTACCACGAAGGATCGTGTGATTTATGTAAACAAGAAAAAGTCCCTGTTACTGAGCCCAGGGACTACGGTCATCTCCATGCCAAGTGGAAAGAGAAATATTATTCCTAATCATTAATCTTTGGTAGGCAAATCAAAAGGTTCATTGGATTTGTTCCAGAACTTTTGATTTGCCTCCAGCAATGCTTCTGTTACTTCTTGCTTAAAAGAACCACGGGGGACAAAGATATCATCCATATCAACTTTGTATTCAGGATGCTTTTGTTCAAATTCAACTTCTGTAGCATACAACAGGGATTGCACAATATCGTTGATCACTTCAAGTGTTTTTCCTTGGATATTTTCCCAGGTGTATCCAGGGAACAGATCATCTTTCACACGATCAAGCAACGCTTTCTTGCAATGCCATCGTGCATCAAACATGCTGGTGAATGATTCCCAATCTTCTTGAGTTTTAAAATTAGGAATACTCATCTTACCCAAGAAACAAAAAATTAATTTGGTGTCCGGTAGCTGGTCCTCACGCGGTGCCAACCTTGCCGCAGCCGGACGCTACGGACGCTTGCGATCTCTCGAAAAAGATTGCTCGCGCATACTAGCGGATTATGTGGCGGTGATGGCTTGAAGAGTTGCGTCAGGGAGGCGTTCCGGGAAGTAGGTTAGGCGGGAGATGGTGCCGTTCAAGTAGTCTAAATTAGATCTAGATCCAAGTTCAAGCTCTGAGCAATTTGGTAAATTCGCAGTGCCAGCAGTTGCAACGATAGTCCCGCTATTCGCAACACTTGTAGAGCTGCCACTAAAGGCAAAAGCTTCTTTAAGAGCAGAAGAATAAAAAAGATAAAACTGTTGTGTGGCATTGAAGCAATACGCTTGCCCATCTCTTAACTGTATCCTATTGCCTGTACCAGTTTCGATTGCTTGGATTCTTGCAGGTAAACCGAGTCCTTGGCTGCCTAGGTTGGTGAAAAATGTGCCCTCACTCTGGTTATACCAACTACTAAAATTACTTCCACTAATAGTCGCCATATCCGCCGACCGTGTTAATGCGGTGCCGGTGGTTGGGATGTAGGAGGTTGGGAAGGCTCCTGTTTCTAGTTGGGCGCCCCATAGAAGAACGCCTGATGTATTGTCTCCAGTATATTGATCTGAACCATTTTCATCAACTAATCTAATTAAAGCTAACGCAGAAGAAGTTGCAACTGGCGTAAAAGTTAAAACACATCTCCACCAGCCATTTGGAAGCTCTTCAGTTAAAGCAGTAGCAAACAGTTCTCCACTTGTTGCTCCTGTTAAAAGATCAAAAAAAGCAGTTCTTGAGGAAGCTCCATCAAAAAGCACCATCCTAATTTGAGTGCGCCCAGAAGCTTTTGCAAATACGCTAAAAGAGTGAGGAGTGTTTGAGACTGCAACAGTTTTAAATGTTTGATGGGTTCCAGTTGTAAGATTTTCAGTAATTTTGTCTGCAGTCAAAGTACCATCTGGCGCATTCAAAACATTTAAAGATGGAACGGCGCCTGTAAAACCCCAATTTGCAAGGCTAAACTCTTGACTATAAGGGAACAGGTTTGTTCTACTCTCCTCAATCAACAACCCAAGGCTCTCACCAGTGGTTGGGTTGTGGTCGAAGCGTGGTGTGTCAGCACTTGATAGTTGAATAATTCCGTTCTCATCTACATAGGTACCAGGACTTTGGTTAGTACCTACAGGACGGCTGAACGTAATCAAGTTCTGACCCGTCATATAATCATTTAAATTCTTCTGTGATGCAAAGCGCAGGTCCAGGCTCGGTACCACGCCCTTAGCATCTGAATACAGCTTGTTGTCGCCTTTGGCGGTGTTGGTTGTTTTCCAAGTCATTAGATTGCAGCTCCAATGGCTGTGATAAGTGTAGATACACGAGCATCGAGAAGCTCTAGCCCGGAGCTAACCAGATCGTTGGGTAGGGTTTCACCAATTGAATAAAAAGCAATCCGGTCAGATGAAACATTCGAGGGGCCGGGCCTAGCAAAAATTAGGATGTTATTGCTTGTTGGGGTCTGGGATGTGTAGATAACATCAGAGCTAGTTTGATTGTGTCTAAAAACAAAAAGATTTGAAACGCTCCTGTCAACTGCAACAAAGGAGTTATCCGCAGTCAAACCGTTAACAATTCCACCAGATCCACCGCAGTTTGCCCTAGGTATTACCCTAGGAGTAGCTGGCGCAATGAGGACTGATGTACCACCAGAAGTACCTAAACTATCTGAGCCAAATACCATGCGACTATTAACTGGGTCCGCTTCTGTGATATAAACTGAGACGTGTTTGCTGTTTTGCGGATCAGCGTTGTTGGCCCGATTGGTGTCTAAATACTTTGTGCTCCCATTGCCAAGCAGGCCAGTTCTTCTGTTGTAATCTGATGCAGTAAACGGGCCATTATTAGTAGGAGCACTGCCTTTCAACGGCACCAGTGCACCACTCAGAGTTCTAGCACCTGCAAGGATACAAGATGCTTTAATAGCATCCCAGATGCCATCAGCTTTGCAGCCCAAAATAAAATCTGAGTACGCAACCTTTACTTCTTCTTCAAGACCTTGATTATCTGCTGTTTCAACCGCAGCAATGTATGCAGCAACATCAGGGTCAGCAGGACCGTGGATATAGTCCTTTGCAAGAACCACTTTGCCGGGGAGGCCGGCAAAGTCACCTTTCCAAACAAGGCTCATTACGCTGCTCCATTCACTTCAGGAAACGGGCGGTCATACTTCACGATCTCTGCAGGACGATCAGGAGCAAGTAAATTGCGTTGTACCAAGAGAGCCAAGGCATCAGTCACGCGCTGGTCATCAAGAGCGACGCGCTCGGCTGCAGTGAGTTCGTCAATCAGAGCTTTAATCTCAGCAGCATCAGCATTTTGCTTTTCGGCTGCTTCAATCTCGGCTTCGTTATCAGGCGTGCAAGCTGCCTTGTAAGCGGCAACTGCTGCTTCGTACTCGGCAATATCCTCAGGCGTAGGATCCGGGATTGCGGCGAACTTGGCAACCGCGTCGTCGTATGCCTGCTGTTCTGCTGCAGTAGGAATGCCGCCGATCGGATCAGGCACCACGGTGGTGTCTTCTGATGCGGCCAGGATGTTGGCGTATTCAGTTGGTGTGAAGCGTGCGAAGAAACCAGCGCTGGTCACAATGCCGTAGCTGTTGGCGTCGGCGTAGCGTTTGCCGTCTTGCGTGAGGAGCCAAGTGGCGTAATCCTCGGGCGAAAGCTTGGCGCTATTGGCGGCAAAGATTAGGCCGTCAATGGTGCGGGTGTCGGTGATCGTAACGGTGAGAGTGTCCATTTTTTTAAAAATTACTTACCAATAACTGTCCAAGCAGTACCATTGTACCAACAAAGATAAGGGGTTGCTCCTGAGCCGCTATTGACAACAGTATCTCCCCAAGCTAAAGAAGCATCCCCATCGCTAACTCGTGCAAGCTGCCCCACTCCAACACCTGCAGGTAAATTGCCAACAGTTGTTTCAATAGAAACAGCAATAATACTTGTGCCGCCTGACTGTAAATCTAAAAGCTTACTATCAGCTGCGCTATTTGTATCTGTAACATTTACTTTTAAACCAGTAAATACCGTAGTTGAACTATTCCATGTAAGTTCAGTGTTTAAATTTGCACTGCCAGCTAATGCTCCAGAGTTGTTGTACTGGATGTTGCCGGTTGCGCCAGCAACAAGACCAACAGTACCAGTTTGATCCGGGAAGCTGATCGTGCGGTTGGCGGTTGGAGTGACCGATTGAATTGTTGTTGAAAAACTGCCGCCGCTATCTAAATTAACGTCACCACTAATCGTAAGTTGATCACTGGTTTTGTTCCAGGTTAATGCCGTATCTCCTGCTAACGTACCGCCATCATTAAACTGCACCTGGGTATCTGAACCAGCTGCTGTATTAGTATCAACAATATCGAAGTTCCCTGTAAAGGGATTAAATACATATGGCATGGCTCAACTCTTTGTCACACTAGTAAGATTACTGCCACTATACGTTAATGCCAAGTTGGCAACCGTGCTACCACCTGCTCCGCCATCTTTATATACAACGCCTGTTAAAGAGCTTCCGCTATAGGTTAAAGAGATATAATCATGCTGAGGAATTGCCAGTCCCTGTAATACATCAACATTACCAGTAATTGAAACGGTGCTACCGGTAACTGACATTGCGCCACCGGTAATTGAAACCCCCCCTGTAACACCAACGGTGCTACCAGTAACTGCAATAGTGCCACCAGTAACTGAAACTCCCCCTGTAACACCAATTGTGCTACCAGTAACTGCAATAGTGCTACCAGTAACTGCAATAGTGCCACCAGTAACTGAAACTCCCCCTGTAACACCAACGGTGCTACCAGTGACTGAAACACTTCCGCCAGTAATTTGAACTCCGGTAACAACAATAGTACCGCCCGTAATGGTCATAACTCCGCTAACGGGCATGGCGGTACTATTTGTAATCTGTACCTTCCACCCTTGATTTATCATTTCCTTTTAAGGGCATCTTTTATTTTTTAATTCTAACAGTTTTAACTCAACAAATCACAGTAGAATAAAGAAAAAATACCATGTATAGAATTCGTTTCGTAAACGATTTAGGTAATGGCCACTCTGGCTATATCGAATATCAAAACTTATATGTTCAAACAATTTCTGGGCAATCAATTACAACACAACCAAATGGCCCGGCAGGTTCTGATGCCTTTGGTAGATTACGTACATCAAATCCAGTAACCATATTTGATAGCCAGCATCGCTATCAAGAGAATGATAAATGGTCTACAGCAAGTGGTAACTCTGGTTCAACCACATATCAAGTAAATAAAAGTGCTGTTGACCTTAATGTAACCACTGCTTCTGGTGATTACATTTACCGTGAAACCAAACGTGTTTTCCCTTATCAACCAGGGAAATCTTTGTTGATTAATAATTCGTTTGTTTTTGCGGCAGCACAAACAAACCTACGTCAACGCGTTGGTTATTTCGGTACTGATAATGGCATTTACTTTGAACAAGATAATGCAACCTTATATATGGTACTTAGATCCAAAGTGTCTGGATCTGTTGTTAATACACGTATTCCGCAAGGCGAATGGAATGGAGATAAATTAAATGGCCTTGGTCTTTCTGGTTTAACGCTTAATCCAACAAAAGGAAATATTTTCTGGACTGATGTTGAATGGCTTGGTGTTGGTGATGTAAGGTGCGGCTTTATTATCAATGGACAGTTAATTGTTTGTCATACATTTAAAAATGCAAACGCAAAAGACTCCACCTACATGACAACCGCTGCACTACCCTTGCGGCAAGAAATTGAAAATACAGATACCATTGCATCTGGTACTTCTGCGCAACAAATCTGTGCTTCCGTTGTATCAGAAGGTGGTTACACAGCTGCTGGTCAAACGTATGCAATCGATCGTGGTGCCACGCCCATCACACTTGCGACTGGCGGTACAACATATCCAATAATATCAATTCGTTTAAACTCAAGTCGTTTAGATGCTGTTGTTATCCTTTCTGAAATCTATGGTGTCATCACAAGCAACGACAGATGTAAATGGACATTAATTAAAAACGCAACACTAACGGGAGCAAGTTATGCAACCCATTCAAACAACAATGTACAATACGACACCTCGGCAAGCGCACTAAGTGGAGGCACCGTAATTAACGGTGGCTACATTAACCTCCAAGGTGAAAGTCAAGTTGGTGGTCCGACTGATTTTACATACCAATTGGGTAGAACAATTGCAGGTGTGAGTGATGTACTTACTCTTGCTGTAACTCCTATTTCGAACAATACTAATGTGTTATTTGGATTAAAATGGATTGAAGCACTGTAAACCCATGTATACTCCTACATCTCAGCCAGAGGTAACACCTGTTCAGTTGCAACAAACTGAGCTAAAAGCTGTACCAAAAAAAGTTGCAGCTAAATCAAAGGCTGGTGATGTGGGTGGTTTTATCCAGCAGTGCATTTCACTTTGTTCTTATATCAAAGATCTGGAAACGCAATCCCATCTCATCCACCTGAACTATGAAGGTGCCAATTTCTTAGGTGTCCATGCATTTCTTAAGGATCAATACGAGTCTCACTTAGCGCAATTTGATACGCTTGGTGAATACATCCGCAGCATGGACTACCTTCTTCCCATGTGTGCCAACGGATTAGCTGATGCTGGTCCTGGTATGAAACATGTAACAAGCTACAAAGGTACCGATCAACTCTCTACTTACTACAAAAATCTAGAAGAATTAGCTAACAAAGCTAAAAAACTAGAAAAAGCTGCAGCCAAAATTGGTGCTGTTGACATCCAAAATTACATGGCTGATCTTGTTGGCCAATCATTTAAAGCTGCTTGGTTTATTAAAGCTACTTTGAGAAATAATTAATCAACCTGTCCGCGAAACCACTTCTGCCGTCCCATAAACCATTCGGCTAACGTAACTGGATCCTGTGGTCCCACCAGGTGATCACTAGGATCTGGTTCACCAAGATCCATGGCATTACAAAACTCATCCAATTCATTTGCAGGTTCATCACCCTGGATAGCTTTGCGACGTGCTTGACGAATCCATGTATTAACAGTTGGATTGCGATCGGCTAACTTCTGTAACCATGCCATATCCTTTAATTCAACTGGTGCCCCCTTACCAATGCAGTCGCACAAGAATTGAACCCGTAGCCTGGTATTGGTTGAAAGCATTGTCTTCTTCTTTTGTTACTAGTTTATAATGCTCTAGCCTGTGACAGTTAGAACACAGTGGAATACATTTGGCAATTTCATCTGCTATCTTTTCCCAACCCCAACCATCACCTATCATCCTTGACACAGCATGTTTTTTGTCGCCAACATGATGAAAATCAAGTAAACGATAATCATCCAGGCCGCAGTGCTCACAACTTAACGTCTTTTTGTACTCAATAAATTTTTCTCGATTACGCTTGATGCGTTCACGTTTTCTTGTAAGCACTTATTCCAGTGTCGTATAACTCCACTTACTATAAACAAATTTGTCGTAAGGTACGAGATAAAAATAATCGTTCTGATTAAAGCAACTGCATCTGCTTCCTTGTTTTTGTTAGATGCTTTTTCTCCTAGTGCCAAGCACCACAAACGCCACATAAAAAATCCCAGTATTACTGGGATCATAACTTCCTTCTACGCTAGCTGTTGCCTTGAGCAGTTACACGAAAGGTGGAAGGGATTCGACTATTTCCCTTAGAGCTGTATTGCTCCACCGGTTAGGATATCATGACTTTTGCTGCTTGTAACGTCTTGCTGCCCTACCAGCTTTCTTTGCTTTTTCTGTATTCGGAATAAATTGTTTACCTTCTTTGCTACCAGCTCTTTTCTTTTGATCTGTCTCCTCACGTTCTTCTTTTGATAAAGAAGCCCACGCCTTCTCTGGTAAGTAACGTTTGGTATATCCCTTTTGAATTGCTTTATCTGCCATCACTTACTATCCTTATATCTTTTGGCAGCAGCTTTAGCTTTCTTTCCTTTTTCATATTGATCTTTTGTCATCCACTTTTCTTTCCCCCACTTCTCCAGTGACTTTTGTTTCTTACCCTTACCTCCTTTATATCCACCACCTGCTTCTTCGTACTCACGCGCAACAATCTGAGCTTTACGTGCACTCCACTGGCCCGCCTTGCCACCTTTAGTACCAGCCATTACGCGATCTTTAATCCGCTCACGTAACCCTGGTTTTGTATACTTACTATTCTCCTGAGACATCAGGATTATCTTTTTGCTCTTTTAATATTTTAGCCCACTTACATTCCTTTGCTTTCTTCTGCCAATCACGTGGCGGATGTGGTATTAAATACTGGAGTTGCCTAAAGTATTCTTCGAGGCGTTCAGCCTCGGTTTTGGGGCGTTTGATCTCCATCTGATTTACTTGCAAATTGCTGCATTAAATCATCCATCTGCTCCAACGATTCAAGACGGCACAACAAATCTGAAATGGTTGTAATCGTAATTGGATGCTCGGTACGTGCAGCAAATGCCAATGCATCACGCATGTACTCAGCAGCTTGATCAATGGATTCTTTTACTTGGGTAGAAAGGGACATTTCAGATTTCTTTGGTGTTCTAAGTATAGGTGAAAAAAGTAATCTCATGGTTTGTGAAGGATAGGAATTCTGCACATATATATCCTGTCATAACCTCTTTGTAAAAATTCAAAGCAAATGGTAGTGGTATCACAATCCCATTTGCCATTTAATGGGTTGATTTCCGAAAACCTAACGCCATCAGCAATTGGTTCTGCATTGTATACACAGAAACAATTAAATGTAGATGCCAAATTTAGTCGCGAAGGAAGTTTTGATACCTTTGGTCCAGTGTATTCCGAATCTTCGGTATCCATTCGCGTCGCCCAACTGTCATAAATCCAATCAGGAACACCCATGCCAATAGGCAATACACTATACCCAGAAGCAACGTCGTAAGAAGTATCAAATAAAATCCGGACAAGAGCAGGATCATAAACAATATCTGGTTCAATGCATACGATCTTATCGTATGTAGATAGCTTATTTTTTAAATCAGCTAATTCCAGGGTTTCATTCCTTGCTTTAGCAAGGTATTTAACACGTTCTTCTGCTTTAATTGAACCAAAGTATGGCCAACCGTAATCAACGCTTTTGCAGATTACGTCATTAAATACTGTTTCAAGCAAAGAAATTTCTTGTTCTAATATTTCTTTTGTTCCATCAACTGAATCATTTTCTAGTACAACAAGATCAAATGTCATATCTGGATTGCATGTAACCAAACGCTGCAGCTGTGCAGACCAACAAGCAATGTGCGGCTCGCGGTTTCTAATGATGGTTGAAATTAAGCAGCGCATTTGTACAGCTCCTTCGACAGGTCAAATACGTTCTCTTTAGTTATAAAATGGTTGTTGCCAATGTAGAAAGCATTTGTGTGGATTTCCTCACTATTAGGTAAGTAAGGTGTTTTTTTATAGTCCTTCATAAAGGGCTGACGTAGTAAGTTACCAACAAGAAATGGACGGGTTTCTATGCCCAGGGCACGCAGTACTCTAATCAACTCATTGCGATGGCTAGCGGTATCACAATGGAAAGGTAATGTCATTGCGCTGTTCCCATAAGGATTTGGTAAGTGTTTGATCCAGGGGTGATCAACCATTGCCATGTAAAAATCGTAATAATTATCTTGACGTTTTCGGATAAATTCATCTAATTTTTTTAGCTGCACACTGCCCAACACAGCGCCAAGTTCGTTATTGCGGAAGTTATAGCCTTCGGTTGGAAACAAGAAAGCTGGATCAATATCAATGCTCTCTGCTTCGTACTTAAGGCGTTCTTCTTTATCCATCTCACGTGACATGCCATGAGATCGTTTTGCACGCATTAGGTTATACAAATCTTTATTGTTTGTACACACCATGCCACCTTCAATAGTGGTCATATGGTGTCCGAAGTAAAAAGAAAATGTAGAACCCAGGCCTGTATTACCAACCTTCACGCCTTCTGTATCGACTGCTCCATGGGATTCACAGCAATCCTCAAGCAAAATTGCATCGGGCCAATACTCCTTAATTTGTTGCAATTCATTTGCAAACCCCATGATATGCGTTACATACACCACATCTGGTGTAATGCCTACTTCTTTGAAACGCTTTAACGATTCAAAGGTAGGAGAGTAAGATCCATACTCAATGTCATAGAAAAATAAATCGTGCCCTTGTTGCTTAAACGTTGAGATGTTTGTTGCCCAGTTCACGGCAGGGCAAAAAATCTTTAACTTCTTTTCCTTTGAAAAATACAATTCCCTTACTGCATCCAATAGCAGTGTGTTTGCTGTCGTACCACTGCTAACGAATAGGGAATACTTACGCCCTTGCCACTTGGACCACTCGGTTTCAAACGCACGGCACCTGGGACCATTCGTAAAACGATCATTGGTCAAAATAAATTTGATTAGCTCAAACTTCTCAGAGAAACCAATGGCATTCTTTTGTAGTGGCCAATCAAATTTCGACATTTCTAACGCTTAAATCTTGGTTATAGTTACGAGTATAAACAAAAGTTCCGATGAAAAAAGCACTGATTACAGGAATTACTGGCCAAGATGGTGCCTACCTCACACGTAACCTAATCGACAAGGGGTACCAGGTGCTTGGTCTTGTTCGCAACAATGCAAACTCCGGTAATAAAGATAAACTGAATTGGATCTTCCATGATTACATCCCACCTGAAGTCTCATTTGAGTTCTCTGATATGACCGATGCAACCTCGGTGCATCGTGCCGTAAATAATTTTGCTCCTGATGAGGTATACAACCTTGCTGCTCAAAGCCATGTAGGCGTTAGCTTTAAATCACCTGGCAGTACTTCCTACACAAATGCAATTGGTGTACTCAATATCCTAGAAGCATGTCGTAATGCAAATGCAAAACCAAAGTTCTATCAGGCGGCTACGTCTGAGATGTTTGGTAAAGTCCAACAAGTACCGCAAACTGAATCAACTCCCTTCTATCCCAGGAGTCCATATGGTGTTGCCAAGCTTTTTGGTTACTGGCTAACGATTAACTATCGTGAAAGCTACGACCTTTTCGGATGTAATGGCATCCTTTTCAACCACGAATCTCCCCTGCGTGGTGAAGAGTTTGTAACACGTAAAATCACCAAAGCAATTGGGAGAATCTGGAACGGTAAACAAGAGTACGTTGAACTAGGTAACCTTGATTCCAAGAGGGACTGGGGGCATGCACGGGATTACGTAGAAGCAATGTATCTTATGCTTCAGCAGGACCAGGCTGATGACTATGTAATTTCAACGGGTAAGCAAACAAGTGTTAGGAAGTTCTGTGAAATTGCATTTGAAACCGCAGGTCTTCCAATTACCTGGGAAGGTGAAGGCTTAAATGAGGTTGGTTATTGCAAAAAGATGGATCAAGTCGTAATCAGAATTAATCCTGAGTACTACCGACCAGCGGAAGTAGATTCTCTACTTGGTGATTCAACTTACGCAAAAGAAAAACTAGGATGGAAAATTCAATCCACCCTAGAACAACTCATTCAAGAAATGATTGCTTACGACTTAGCGCATGCTTCCGCTAGGCGGCGTTGATTATTTTCAATCACAAGGGGGTGGGGTAATACTTCCTCCTTGTGTTTAATTTCAGCTTTCAAATTAGGATCTGCAATCACTTCATAGCCATTAGCGCGAACACCTCGGCAGAATTCCCAGTGCTCAACACCATCCATCACTGCCCACTCAGCATACTCCTCTCCGTTAATTGCATCTTCACGTACCAAGGCAATTGAACCAAACGCACTGTTGCAGCTAACAGGTTCACCGTTGTCCCAGGCTTCTCGATCTTCTTTGGTGAGGAATGGATTTGCAGCGAACGTAAGGCATTGCTGGCCAAAACAATCAACGAGTGACCAGCTGTCGTAATAAGATGGACGATCAGTATCTTCTACGTAATCACGTACGTTCTGCGTTGTATTAGGAGAAATCATTCCCCAGCTTCGATTTGTTTCTAGCTTTTCAACCATCTCTGTGATAAGCCTGGGCTCCCAATAAACATCACTATCAACAACAAGGAGATAATCGTAGTTGTAATAATTGTTTAAAGGTGCCAAGGCAAGGTTTCGATACCTTGCTTGATACGTCACACGATCTAACGATGCAACACTACCCCACTTTGGTGCATCAATGCATTCACTGGTAAGCAAACCCTTTCTGCCTCGGAGCCACGAAAGCAGGATTTGTGGCGTGTCATCTACCGAATCATTTTCAAAAAAAGAATACACACAGCCAATCTGATGTTCTTTCAGTTCTTTCTCTAGTGCTTCAAACTGAGCAAGCGAGCGTTCAATATAACTTGCACTATTGCGCCAAAGGGAAAGGATGGCAACAATCTTTTGCTTCTTCATAGATCAATACGTGTGTACGGAATGTCATCAGATTTTAAACGATCTTCGTACTCATCAGCTTCAATTGTTTCTACATCTTCAAACGACAAATTATTAAAGCAACCAGTTCGTCGTTCGTCATCAAAATCAAAGTAAAACCTAGTTAAGTTAGAAGACATAACCAAAGCACACGCCAAATAAAACAGATGTAATCACTAATGCAATCCTAACGTCACGATCAAAACTAAAGAACTGATCAAAGGCAGCTCTCCATAGCGCAGAAAAGGCCCACTTAAAACAAGAGATGTATCCCCGTATACCAAGGAAAAACTTGTTCATCGCAGGAAGTGCAAGGTTTCTTTAATGTATTTTACCGATTTAATTAATTCGGCCCTGCTTTGTTTGCCCATCAAGATAAGTGCCAATTGCTGCATCGCACACTGAATCCTTTCTTCTCTGCTCTCCTCCTTCACCGGGAGGCAACCTCACTAAAGAAAATGTACGCATCAATACTGATAACTACCAACATGGCGCCCAGTACTGCGGCAATTCCGTAGTAAAACTCTTTCATTTTTTAAGAGTTAAATAATGTTTAAAACGGCATAAACACCAAAATGTTTCTGCGCAAAAACATTGTAAGCCAATGCTGCTTGTTCTTCCTTATCAAAACAGCCTAGATGATATTTTTTATTATTTAACCATGCTTGTGCGGCCCATTTGTTTCGTTTTTTATACACACCTTTCCATCTGCTTTGCGGCTCTGTTTTATATTTTTTCTTTTTTCCATTTGCTGCATTTTGAGATCTATTGGCAAGTCTTAAATCTTTTTTGTTGTTTTTATCACCATCATTAATGGTGTGATCGACTTCAAAATTACCTGGGTCTTTTTTATTTCTAAGCAAATACAATATTCTGTGTACGTAATAATCTTTCTTGTTTATGCGAACTACCCAATAACCATGAGGTTTTAAAGAACCAGCCGGATCGCCTGGCTTAAATCGCAAAGAAGTTGGATTTTTCCAAACGAGTCCGCTTTTTGAACTGGAACATTCTTGGAAATAATAAAATGCTTTTTCGTAGGAAAGCAAAGGCTTTTTGGTTTTCATTTTTGATAGAATAAAATCAATACACTAGGCCGTAATGACCTGCATTTGGGAAGAATCCAAAAAACAATGGTCCCAAACCCTAACGGAATTGAATAAAGGTCCTGCCAGGATAGCAATAAAAGGACGTAGACATTACGTTACACCGTTACCTACTGGACCTGCGCCGTCTGTAACTACTATTATTAGCGAAACAGCTTCCGAAGCAAACAAACGGAAGCTTGAAATGTGGTCTAAAGCTAATCCAGGTGTTAAAGAAGCTGCTGCAGAACGTGGTACTGCCATTCACTACGGCATGGAACAGTACCTCAAAGGTAATAAAACCCCGGACATTAAAGAAGAATACGCTGATTTTTGGTCGGGTATGCCACCGATTCTGGATCAGTTCCAGGAAGTCCTTTGGGCTGAGTCTCCTGTTCTGGATAAGTTTGACTTCACTATTGGTGCTGATGATGTCGCTCGTGTCTGGGGTTGTGATGACGAAGGCAGGGCTTGGGCTGGTGCTCCTGACATTATCGCTGTTGCTAATAATAAGTTAACTCTTGCTGACCTAAAGACCAGCGTCAAACCTTACAGCCGTAAGTGGCCTAAAGATGTAGAAAAAGGTTCCCAGGAATGGAGAGATCTGTTGGGTGGTCACCTTAAGTTTAAAAAAACTTGCAAGCAACTCGCGGCATATGATATTGCAATTGAACAAACACTCGGCATGACCGTACAGCAAGCAGCTATTTTAGTTTCTACACCTGTGCGTACGCAAATTTTTAAAATTTCGAGAAAATTTCTTAATTCTTTAAGAGAAGACTGGTACGCATTAGTTGCTGAGTATTACACCCAAATCGAAAATTGTGGAGTTTATGACCCAGACCTCATCTAAGCGTTGCACTCGCTGCAAAAAAGTAAAACAATTTAGTTATTTTGGTTTTTCTGGCTATATTAAAAAGAATGGCGAAGCAAGCCTTTCTTCAATATGTCGTGAATGCCAAAACGAATTGCGAGTAGAAAGAAAATTTGGTGTAAATTATAAACACTATAAAGCAATTCTAAAAGCGCAAGGTGGTTGTTGTGCTAACCCAGGTTGCCGTTCTATGACGCCCGGCGCACCCGGAAGGAAGCGGTTTTATATAGACCATTGCCATGAAACAGGAAAAATAAGAGGACTTCTCTGCCACTCATGTAATCTTGCATTAGGACACATACAAGATAAAGTTGAGAAACTAGAAGGTTTAATTACGTATTTAAATGATCAAACAACTTCTTGGGGCCATATACAAAAAAATAATTAAATGGTGGCATAAAATATGGTTTGAAGCAAAGCTAAAAGCAACGCTTGATACCATTGAAATTAACAATAGGATTCAAGCTGAACTAGAGCTAGAGAAAGCTAATCAACCAATCTACAAAGAACACCCAATTGATTCTGAACTACAGACCGGTGAGTCCCAAAAGCTTGGTGGGATGATCCAACTTACTGCACCTTGGTATACTGATGGCCTACAACCCCCACACTCCCATGGAAGCACGCAAGCGTCTGGCTTGGACGATCGCATGTGAACGTGCTGTTGTCACGAAGGAAGATGCCGTTCTGCTATACGAAAAGATGATGAAAGAAATGGAAGCAACAGATAAACGTAATAAATATAAAGAAACTGAGTCCAATAAGTCTTGATTATTTTAAATTAACATTGGCGCTCATGTGATTTGGTGCACGTAGGATAAAAGAACACAAACCAGGCGCTCCCCATGGACATCTATGTCGGCATGGGTGAGTGGATGAATAGTCTCATGAGTCGCATGCAAGATGCGATGGATGGGGACTCTTTTTATCTGCCCACCCTCATGCATCTACATGCCTACACAATCCTAAAGGAAGGCGCATTTCCACATAAACACTTTAGAGTAGAACTCACACCCACCAAGGCACATGACGAGCACGAATTACAAATCTCTTAAAGCAGGAGAAATTCGTCTCGACTACATCCCTATCGATTGGCCTCTCACCCCCCTTGGGGCAAATAAAGATCCTTACATCCAGGGTTGGCAGAAAACTCCGTTTAGCGTAGACGAAATTGAAAAAGAACTCACAACGGGAGAATGTAAAGCAATTGGCGTACTTGGCGGCCCTGCCTATAACCATCCTTTTGGCTTGGTCTGGGTTGATGTTGATGGACCTAGCGTTTATCAACTCATCGAAGAAATCAGCAATATTCCATTACAAGATGCATTGCCTCCCACCCTTACCATCCTCAGCGGTAAAGTGGGCAGGGAACGCAGGCTATACAAACTAGACCGTAATAAACACAAGCACTTCCTGCGTAATAAGTACACCTGGCACGCACAAGAAAACAAAGAACGTCTTGAAATCTTGTGGAAGAAACACCAAGGTGTGTTAATGGGTTTGCACCCAGAAACTGAAGGTTACTTCACAGCTGATGGCTTGGGTTTTGAATGGGCAGATAAACTGCCTGAACTACCGGACTGGATCCTGAATGGCATCATCACCAAAAATGCCAAGCTAGGGAAACCGGCACAGGAAACCAGCCGAATGGTTGGTAGTAATTTCGTTGTCCAAACGCATATCTCATTAGAACGCAATATCAAACAAGCTATTGAAGCAACTTGGGGTATGGCCCCAGGTGCAGCAGATGATTACGACATCTGGATCACTGTTGGACAAGTGCTTCATAACTTGGATGAAAGCCTTCTTGATATTTGGGATGAATGGTCCAAACAATCAGATAAGTACAGAGAAGGCGAATGCCATAAACGCTGGCTGTCCTTTACTAAAGGTGCAGGCCGTGGCCTCGGTTCCCTTATTCACATCGCTAGTGAGAATGGTTGGACTCCTCCTCAGGACCATAAGGCGCTAAGTGTTGATGATGAGACACTAGCTGATTCGGAAAAACTACTTCCTCAAATTGAAGAGGATTCTTATATTCACATGGAAATTCTTGCGCAGGAAAACTTAGGTTCACAAACTCAAAGCCAGGCGCCTCAGCCGGTAAACAAGTCTGATAAGAAACAGAAATCAAAAGAAAAGCAGCAGCACAATCAACCATCGAACAAGATTACCGATGAAGTGCTTGGTATGTATAGCGGAAATTTGCTCTTCAGTCAACCGCACAACCAGTTCTTTGCCTATGACATCACCAGGGGCGTATGGGAGAAACAAACCAAAATTGAAACTTATGGTTCTATCCGTGAGAAATTACACATCCTTACTCATACCGAGTGGTTGCCCCGTGGCTTCAATCAACGGCTAATTGAAGATGTCTATAAACAGCTCCAGGCGTTACTTCCTTTCAGCGATTGGTATGAAGGTACTGATCACCTTCTATTTACCAATGGTGTCCTTGACGTTGAATCAAAGAAGCTACTGCCATTCAACAGAGAGCTTTACCTGACCCAACAAATGCCCTATCAATACGATGAGCATGCAACCTGTGAACCAATCATCAAATGGTTGAAGCACACGCAACATGGTTCCTGGCATCGCGCACAAGTATTACGTGCATGGTTACGAGCAACCCTCCTGGGGCGCTCTGAAATCCAAAAGTTTCTTGAAATCGTTGGTCCTGGTAAATCTGGTAAATCAACCTACGCAAATCTTGCAGTAGCACTCGTTGGTAAAAGCAATACCTACTCCACTGATTTTGAAAACATGGAGAAGAATCGCTTTGAAGCAGCTGCTTATATGGGTAAAAAACTACTCCTATTCCAGGATGCTGATCGTTGGGGTGGTTCTGTCTCCAAACTAAAAGCAATCACTGGTAATGATTGGATTCGTAGCGAACGTAAGTATCAGGGAGAAGCACTAGATCCTTTTCAATACCAAGGCATGGTAGTTATTACTGCCAATGAAGCCATTCAATCCACTGATTACACATCTGGTTTGGCGCGTCGGCGCCTTACAATCCCATTCGATCGACCATTTGAAGGTACACAAGCTGAACAAAAAGAACTAATCAAGTTCGATAGCAAAGGCAATCCACAAGGAATATTTGCTGCTTTGCTCCCAGGCCTCGTTAACTGGGTACTGGATATGTCAGAAAATGAAATGCGTTCCTACTTAATGGAAACCGCAAAGCATGTTGACTTCTTCCAGAAGTATGAAAAGGAACAAAGCCTTCGTTCTAACCCACTTCTTGACTGGATGGATAAGCATGTGGTCTTTGATCCAGGTGTTGCTGCAGTTATCGGTACCTGTAAAGCAGGACAAGGTGGTAGTAACTTCTATGACAAGCACACCAGGTGGATGTACCCAAGCTATGCCGAGTTTTGCAGGAGTTGTAATGTAGGTTTTGTGGGACGCAGCCGCTTTGAAGTACTCTTCTTTGATATCTGTAAGCACCAGCTGAAGCTCAATATCTTTGGTAAAAATGAAGGGCGTGGCATCAAGGTGATTAATGCTGCACTGCGTGACTCAAACCCAACCAAGTATGAGCACTACCCTTCTGTTGTTGAGGTATCAGCTAATCCCGAAAAGTACTTTGAGCTTTATGGCATGAACCCTTCGGGTAACAATACTAAATAAGTTAGTAAGAACTAGATAAAAGGCCTTCTAGTTCTTCAATTTTTTTATCTTTTTCTGTTTTAATGCCAAGTGTATTTGATAGCAGGCCACCAAGTCCCATACCCGTAATAACACCAATTTCGTCACCGGCAAAACGACCTACTGCGCGACCAACATTCTCGCCAGTAACATTTTTGGGGCCTTGTAAAAGTTTTTCAAAGGCCTCTCCCATGTCCATTTCAAGACCTGGCACTGTTTTACCTTTCTGTAGCATTGCCATTTTTGCAATGTTGTTATCCATATTTGCCGCAGCTTGTACATTAATTAAATTCTCAACTTGATTAAATCCTTGATTCATTAAATTTTGAAGGCCTTCACCCATTTGTTGTCTTTGAGCTGGAGAAAGATTTTCCAACATTTCAAGACCTGCGCGTCCCTGTCCTGCTGCGCCAACAAAAGTTTGATACTTTTTAAATGTTTCCGCATCTACTCCATATTTATTTGCAAACGCTTGTGGGTTTTGTAAAGCTTCGTTTAAAAGCTGTGCCGATGTTTGTTTTTTAAGCTCTTGTTTGATCTGTCCTTTTCCATAACGCAGTGTTTCTGCGCCGCCGCTTGCTAAAGTTTTTTGTCCTGCAAGCCTTCCAAAAGAAGCTAATAATCCTGATTGATCTTTTAGAGCTTGTGGGTGCAACCGTTTGCCTATTGCTGCGCCAATATTTTTACCTAGTAAACCAAGGCCAATTCCACCTGCAATACCTCCAAGTGTCTGGATAGCAATCTGAGAGGCTGGCGTATCTGAACCAATTAAACTAAGCCCTGCTGCGCCTCCCGCCATAACACCTTCAACGCCTTCCTGAAATAAATCACTCTGTTGCAGACGCATAAACTTGCCTGCTAGATCAGCTTTTGACATTTTATGTTTTTCTTTTATTTTAATATCATCTATTTTTTTGTATAGTAAAGGCAGAGTAACTAGTTTATCTTGGCAAAAAAACCTAAAGTGCTTTGGTGTGGTGACGTTGTTGCAATGACGGGCTTTGCCCGTGTAACTGAAAATGTCATCTACCGCCTTAAAGATCACTTTGAAATCGTTGTACTAGGCAATAACTGGTGGGGTGATCCATGTGATCAACAGAAGGATTTCAAAATGTATCCTTCGTCAAATCGATTCCAAACGGCTCCTTTTGGTGAGCAACGCATCAGGGAAATCGTTGAACGAGAAGAACCTGACGTGGTATTTAGCATTAATGACATGTGGATCATTAATGAGCAATACCGTCAAATTCAAGACCTGCACCAGCAAAAGAAATTTAAATTCGTGGGTTATGCACCCATGGATTCTTATGGTTGGACTGGTTGTATTGCAGATACTGCCAACAACTGGGATGCAGTTGTTTCCTACACAGAATTTGGTGCATACGAATTTGTAAAAGGCGGTATCACCAAACCCATTGCCGTCATTCCGCATGGTGTTACACCAGGGCAGTTCTATCCCATGGATAAACAAGAATGCCGTAAGCAACTGGGGTTAAAGCCGGAGTCGTTTATTGTTTTTAATGGAAACCGTAATCAGTTCCGTAAACGTATTGACATTACGATCCAGGCATTTGCTCAGTTTGCCGTAGATAAACCAGAAACACAGCTCTACCTGCACATGGGAATGAAGGATCAGGGTTGGGACATCATGAATACCTTTGCCAAGGAAATGGCCAAGGTAGGCCTGGATCCCAACAATCGTTTGGTCATGACCAGCCAGGGGGACCAGCCGCCGAACGTACCTTTTGAAATGCTCAACGTCATCTACAACGCTGTTGATGTGGGCGTCAACACCTGCAAAGGAGAAGGCTGGGGTCTTGTCAACTTTGAACACGCTGCCTGTCGTGTGCCCCAGGTGGTGCCAAACCACACCTCCTGCAAAGAAATCTTTGAGGGCTGCGGTGAGCTGATTCGTTGCGACCACGTTGATGTAGACACCAACTACAGCCGTGAGATGCCCTGCCCCTCCTCTGAGCACCTAACAGAGATCCTGAACGATCTGTACCACTCCCCTGACCGCCGCCAACGTGTCGCTGAGGACTGCTACACACGGGTAACGGATCCCCAATTCCACTGGGATACGGTGGCATCCCAGTTTGGTGGCGTATTTGAGGACGTGTTGAACCAGGTGGATCATGCTGTCTCACTGGAGGCCAAGAATACCGGTCGGAAACGTAAGAAAAGCAAAGGAAACCGTCGTGAAACGGTGGAAGCAGTAAAGTAATCCGGTGACTGTGGGTACCAGGCCTCTGCTTCGGCAGGGGCTTTTTTGTGGGTATATGACGTAAAGGAACAGGGTATACCTGCTATCCCATGCAGTTGGCGTCGTATACCTGCTTGTTTGTGCAGGGTATACCGCCTATCTATCTTTATAGGTAAAAATGTGACACTTCAAAAGTAAAGTGTCGGTATCAACCTAAGTCCCAACGATACCTGGGGGAGGGCATGTGACACTTCTGAGTAAAGTGTCGTTGCATGTGACATTTCACTTCTAAAGTGTCACATTTCTGTATATAAAGATAGATAGAGGGTATACCCTGCAAAAAAGCGTTGCACTCACGTCGTATACCTGCTATCTTTTGCATCTAGCACCCTCTGGATCCCAATGCCCCGTAATTACACCCCGATGATGCCGCTCTGGTGGGTGGAGGAGCAGCTGGAATTAACCGACAGGTATCCAACAGGGCTGGCGTGGCGTACGAAGAATCGCTTCCACGAACCTGGGGACTCGGCAGGGATCCTGCATCAGAACGGCAAATTCTTTTACGTATCTCTTGCAAATGTGAAATTCACTGCCCATCGCCTGGTTTATTACCTCCGCACAGGCATTGATCCTGGTAATGCAGATGTACTACATCTTCCTGATAATCCTGAGCGGGACAACAGGAAAGAACTCATCCTCAAACAAAGAAAACCTGCACGCATTCCCAAGTACAGACGCAACCGCAACCCAAAAGAACTACAAACAACCCTGGTGAACTAAATGGCAAATTTCGTTAGTGGCTACCAACGGCACGTGGATGCCTTCTCAGATTTTGTTTTTGTCCATGACATTGATTCTTTGTCTGATGAACAGTTAGATGCCCACGGTTACTACCGTGGTTTTGTTTGTCCCCATGGTCATTACATCCGTAATAAAGATAAGCACTGGTGTTATGAATGCGTCAGAAAAATAATGAACAATAATTGTGGTTTTGATATCAATTACATGCACGGTCAATACAAAATAAAACTTCTTTCCTTG